ATTTCGAGTCACGGCGCCAAAGATGCGTGTCGTAACTGGGAAGGCAAAATCGTAAAGCTAACGCCTGCGGCCGAAGGAGATTATCCGTATATCGGCGATCTACCTAACCGAGAAATATTTCATCCGAATTGTAAACACGTAGTTAGTCCGGTGAAACGGCCTGACCGCGTATAAACTGCCTTACGGAATGGCTCTAAACTTTCGGATATTATGAGCGACGGCTCTAAAACGGAGGAGATACCATGAGCGAAGAAATCAAAAACGAACAAGTCGAAGTTGAACAAACGGAAGAACAAGTCGAGGCACAGCCCGAAGTCAAAACGTTCACACAGGACGAAGTAAACGAATTAATCGAAAAACGCCTGCAACGTGAGCGCAAGAAGACCGACAAGTATTCCGATTACGACGAGATTAAAACGAAAGCGTCTGAGTACGAAAAACTACTCGAAGAAAAACGCATGTCTGAGCTTTCGGAAAAAGAACGTTTAGAGGAAATCGCTAAGAAGTACGAAGAAGAAAAGCAAGGATTGGCGAAAGAGCTTGAAGCAGTACGCGAACAGGCCAAACGTAAGGATATCGTCAATGCATTCATTAAGGCGGCACCAAGCGTAAACATTCCGGCTGACCGTATCGACGCTGCGTTAAAACTAGCCGACTTATCCGCGGTAGAAGTCGAAGACGGCGAAGTAAACGGATTAGACGTCGTATTGAATACGCTTGTTGAACAATATAGCTTTTTATCGGAAGTGAAGAAGCCGCAAAAGCCAATCGGCGAAAGTACGAATGGAAATCGCGATACTTCCGAAAAGACGGCCGAGCAACTACTGAACGACGCAATGTTAAAAGCAAAGCGTTCTGGCAAACTAGAGGATCGTATGGCTGTCGCAGCATTAAAGCGAGAGTTAGGAATTTAATATCAACGTTTAAGCAGGCGCCTTTTATAGGCGTCTTTTTTAATTCTAAAAAACTTTAAATTACAGGGGGATTCACTCACATGGCAAAAATTTATGATGCTAGTCTAATTGGTAAAAAGCAGTCGGTAGTAGATGAGATTCTTTTATTAAACCAACACCAAACACCTTTACTTTCTTTACTAGGTTTCTCTGAAGCTGTAACGCAAACAACTCACCAATGGTTCGAAGATGAAATGATCGCTGACGAATCAACAGTTAACGGCGCTAAATTAGTTTCTGATACTACTGTTGTAGTCGCTAGTGCTGAACCATTCCGCGTAGGTCACGTTGTTAAAATCGGCGAAGAGTTATTACTTGTTACTGCTGTTGCAGGTACTACTTTAACGGTTACTCGTGGATACGCAGGAACTACTGCTGCGGCAATTGCTAACGGAGCTAAAATCGAAGTTCAATTCGTAGAAGGTCAAGAAGGTGCTGACGTTCGTGGAGCACGTTACAAAGCGCGTGTTGCGAAGTCTAACAAAACTCAAATCTTTGATGACGCTGTAGAAATCTCAGGCACAGCAGCAGCGGTTCAACAATACGGAATCGGTGACTTATACGAGTACGAAAAACAAAAGAAACAGGTTGAGCTTGCGCTTTCACTTGAAAAAGCATTAATCAACGGTATCCAATATGAAAACGGTCAAATCCGTCAAATGAAAGGTATCCGTCAATTTATCCAATCCAACGTAACAGACGTTGCTGGCGCATTAACTTTAGACGCTGTAACTAACTTAGGTCAATCAATCTACGAAGCTGGTGGTTTCGCTACTGGCGGAGACTACAAAGTAATCGTAGGTGCTAAACAAAAACGTAAACTTTCTGCATTAGATACTAACAAAATCCAAATCGGTCGCAGCGAAAACTCTCGTGGTGAAGTAGTTGACACGTTAATCAATGACTTCGGTCAATTCGAAATCGCGTTAAACAACAACTTAGCTGCTGACGAGTTACTATTCGTTGATACTAACCGTATGGCTATCCGCCCACTAGTAGGACGCGAATTCTTCCACAAATTCATGGGAGACAAAGGTGACTACACTGTAGGTATGTTAGTTGGCGAATACACATTAGAATTCAAACAAGAGAAAGCTCACGGACGTCTTAAAGGACTTAACTAATTAAAACAAACGGCTCGCAGTTGATTCTGCGGGCTTTTCTTTTAGGTGGTGAAAATCTTGGCAGAATTTAAATCGCACTATTTATCACTTGGCTTTTATGTAGACGGAGAATTTCACAAATTTAACGATGGTCGTTTCGTAACTGAAGACGACACAACAATCGAAGTGCTTGAATCGTTAGTTGACGTTCAACGCACAGATGAACCAAAAGCGGAGGCGAAACCGGCGGCCAAGCCGAAAGCAACACGCAAGACCTCCGCAAAATAATTAACCGGAGGTGCTTTACGTGGTGTGGAACTTAACGGAAGCCAACGACTATATCAAATTTAACGCAATTGATAACGAAGATTTCCTCGACTCGGACGATGATCGCAAGCAGTTATTACTTAACGTTAGCAAGCGGACAATCGACCGCAAGTTCAAAGATATCGAAATCCCCAACGAAGCCTATTACCTGTTTGGCGCTGCCCTCGGCGCAATCTTCAATGATACGAACAAAATGGCGCAGCAAGGCGTTGCTAGTTTCGGAGTAGCGGGCATTAACTTCACGTTCAAAGACGGCATCGGCTCGAAGAATGGCGCACCGGTAGATTTAGCGGGTTTTATTCCCGACGAAGTATACGAAATGCTGGGCGTTAGTCGAGCGCGAACCGTGAAATGGACGGTGTTGTAAATGGCGTTAATTCCACTGAGAGACAAGGCGACTATTAAGCGTCCTGGTGCAAAAGACGACTGGGGCAACGTTAGTAGCGAACCGGTTGAGTTTACGCTTAAATGCCGCGCTGACATAGTAACCAACGTTGTACAAAATCAACTCGGCGAAGAAGTCGTTTCCGGCGCTTCTTTTATGTTCGATAAATTAGCGGACATTCGTTACGACGACGTAATCAGTTATACGAATGAACTAGGCGTGACAGTCGAGCGAACTCCGATAAAAATCGATTATCCGAAGATTACGAAGGTCGTACTAACGAGGGTGTATCTATAATGGCACGCGAGTTTCATATTAACCTAGATGCATTTATGCGTGATCTTAGAGGTTTAGAAGATGATATGGCAAGGGCAGCGCACGGCACGATGGACGAAATCAAGGATGACTGGGTTCAGAAGTCTCGCGACGTAGCACCATTAGATGACGGAAACTTACGACGTCAAATTAGCGGGACAGTGGAAGGAAACGGAGCCAACTCAAAAGTTATCGTAACTGGTAATGCGACAAACAGTTCACGCGGATATGGTCGATTTAACTACGGTTACTACTTACACGAAGAAGCACCAAGCTCTACGAATCTGTCAACGCAAGGCACAACGTTAAAGTTTCTCGAAGAACCGGCGCAAGAACGCGAGCGCGAATGGATGCAGTGGCTTGAAAACGACCTACGTGAAGCAGCTAGGCGAAGGGGGTTTTAATACGTGGGCTTAATTGATGAAATCAACGCGATATCAGACGTCATCAAAGCGGACTTCCCTACGATGAAGGTAAATAAGCAGAACTTGCCAGAAAAGCCGATTAAAGGCGAAATCTGCGTACGTGTTCAGCGAATGAGTTCCGAAAAAGAAACGTCCGCAAGCTACGTATTGAATCGCGAATATCAATTAGTTTACTTCGGACTCAGCAACGTTGAGTTACTAACGAAAATTGACGTGCTGACAGACCGATTCAGCAACGAAAAGAAAATACCGATTGGAGAGGCTCGCTACTTAACTGTCGGGTCTCTTTCTTTTTCACAACCGTTTAAGACAGCAGATAATCTTGACGCTGTGGTTGGCGTTTTAGTCGGAACGACGCGTAAAGGTGTTTCTGACCTCAACGATAGTAGTCCGAAAATTGAACGCTTTGAAATTAAGTCTACAGCTGATTATGCGCAATGGGGGAGACTTGACGGCTCGTTAACTCCGGATGATTCAACCGACGACGTAACGATGTCTGAAGTCGAGTCGTACACAATGCGTCAATTAGAAGACGGAAAGTTTTTATAAACGATAAGGAGTGATTAGATGGCGGGACAATGGGATCCAACTAATTTACCAGTACGTCCGGGGCTGTACATCAATTTTAAAGAAGCCGCGCTCGCTCAAATTAACGGCGGAGATCGCGGAACAGTTGCGATGCCTTTATTTACGTATACAGGCGGAACTGCTGAAGCGAAAAAGTTCTATATGGTTGAAACGGAAGCGGCTGCGATTACTTTATTCGGAGCTAATAACGTTCAACCAATCAAGTTTGCGCTACAAGGAGGCGCCGCAGACGTTTTAGTTTATACGATGCCTGCAACGCCAGCTGACGCAGATTACGCTGCTATGCGTGACGCGTTCGAAGCTAGACCGTTTAACGTATTCGTTTATCCAGGCGAAGTTGCGGACGCTCAAAAAGACAGCGCGCTTGCTTGGTGTGAAATGAATAAAGAAGAAGGAAAGCACTTCATGATTGTATTTGGCGGAGACGATACTGACGACCAAGATCCGGCAGCAGGAAACAGCCGCACAACACGCCTAGACGGAGATTACGCAGTTAACGTCATCGTCGGTGTTGATTATTTAGATAACGAATATTCATCCGGCGAGTATGCGCCTTATATCGCAGGTCTTATCGCAGGTAAGCAAATCAATGAATCAATTACGTATGCTGCGTTACCTGTTGACGACGTTACTAAGCGTTTACGTAGTAGCGAAATTAAAACGGCTTTACAAGCTGGTTCGCTAGTGCTTTCGCATGACGGCGAGAAAGTGAAAGTCGAGCAAGGGTTAACAACTAGCGGTAAGAAGATTCGTTCTATTCGCGCAAGACAGGCGATTGCAACGGACTTAGCGAAGGCTGCTCGCGATAATTACATCGGACAGATTTCGAATAACGAAGCCGGTCAAGTTTCTTTGATTGCGGCTATTTCGTCGTACCTTGAAACGTTGGAAGAGGAAGACGTAATTATTTTACCGACCGAAGAAGAAGGTCCAGCGGTTCAATTAGATCCTGCGAAAGAATCTGTTGGCGACGCTGTTTTCTTATTGATTCGATATACAGAAGTCGATTCGATGGAGCGCGTGTTAATTAACATTACACTTTAAGGAGGCGTTTTGATTGGCGTTAAACGGGACTACTACAATTCAAGGTACTTTCTGCAAAGTCTATCATAATGGCAAATGGCTAACAAATGCTAAAGGCGTAGAATTACAAGCTGAAATCAATTATGAAGACATCCTACGTGCAGGAACACGCGGTGTAGGTAAAAAAGCAACAACGATTGAGTATACAGGTACTCTTACAAATTATAAAGTAACACACGAATTTGTTAAAGCAATTGCACAGATTACAAATGATTCAAAAGGCGCTTTCGTAACAGAGCTTCTTTTCAGTATTGACGATCCAGAAAGCCCACAATCAAAAGCGTACATTCGAGCGAAGGGAGTTCAATTCAGCACGATCCCAATTCTGAATTTCGAGTTAGGGTCAATTGTTGAAGAGGAACTTCCTTTTGTTTTTACGAGTTTTTCATTCGTTTAATAAGTTAGCGGGCTTCGGCTCGCTTTTAAATTTGAAAGCAACCGAAAGGATGATTATAGATGGCAACGAAAAAATCAAACGCATTAGAGGCGTTACTAAGCGCAAATCCAGACGTAAAAGAATCCGTTTATATCAAGCGGTTAGATACTAATTTCGTAATCAAAGCACTAGATCAAGACGAACTGACATCAGCACAAGAACAAGCGACTTATGATGGTGTTACTAACGAAACCGAGTTAAACAACTTAATTATCGCCACAAGCTGCGTAGAGCCGGACTTTAGCAACGATGTATTGCTTAAACATTACGGCGCTGCAGAAGCGGGAGACTGTGTTAAGAAAGCGTTAAAAGTCGGTGAAATCGTAGTACTGTCACAGAAAATCTTAGAAGTCAGTGGATTCGATACGACTCTTAATCAAGCAAAAAAATAATTCGGGACAACGACGAAGCTTGGGTGATTCACGTAATTTCTCAGCATTACAAGATTCCAATGCATGAGATATATACATGGACTGACGGCCAAAGGCTTATGAATTATGCGTCGATCGTTGTCCGTAATGAAGACGAAGAGAAAGCCAGAAAAGAAGCGGAGAGGAGGTCGAAATAGTTGGCTTATGATTTAACCGCAGTCTTAACACTTAGAGATAATTTTAGTCGTCAAATGAACGGTGCTCTTAGGAGTATGCAGACAATGGATCGCAATACTCGCAGAACTAGCACAAGTATATCCAACTTAGGTAATGTTGGTCGAAATACATTCGGCGGACTTAAATCTACGCTTGTATCAACCGCAGCACAACTCGGCATTGTAGCAGGCGCTGCCGGCGCCGTAGGACTTGCTTTTAGTGGAGTAAAAACTGCGATGGACTTCGAAGCTCAAATGTCGACAATCAAAGCACTAACAGGAGCTTCCGCAAAAGAAATGAAACAGATGACGGATTTAGCGATGGAGATGGGGGCAAAAACGAAATATTCCGCATTA